GTAACAATACATCCTTCTAGTTCAGGAAGTGAAACGTGCGGCAAAAATGCTAGACACGGACCACGTCCTTGGACACTGTCAAGTAAGGTTTGATATTTTAAATTGGAGGTAAAGATGTGCTTCTGCTCTGGGCGGAAGTTTGCAAAGTCAGCTCTGTCTTTTTGTAGACTTACTTCTTCAGGGCGCCAAAAATATCCAAGCATTGTTTGATTTAATTTATCAAACACTGGAAACTTAAACACATCATAACGTTGTGTATTCTGATCTGCACCAAAGAACATATTCTGTTTAGTGAAGTCTACTTTTTCTTTATTAAAAACTGTTTTTGCCATCTCTTACTTTCCTTATACTTTATTATTGTACACTATTATGTCAACAGTGTCAACCGTTAAATGTTGCATGCCTCGCATTCTTCTTCGGTCATATCCATCTCACTAGGTGCTAGTGCTTCTAACGGTAAATCATCTTCTAGTTCACTTGGATCAGTTTTGTAATCATATGTGTTCTGATAGTAACTAGTCTTCCAACCTAGTTTATAAGTTGTTAGCAGGTCGTTTATCATCTTACTCATTGGTACTTCATTGTCTGGAAAGTGCGTAGGGTTATAACTCCAGTTACCACTAATTGCTTGGTCAAAGAACTTCTGCATAACCGCTACTACATTAATGTAGCCTTCGTTGCTTGGCATGTCCCAAAGTAATGTGTAGTGATTCTTTAGCGTTTGATACTGTGGTACAATCTGCTTAAGAGGCCCTTTCTTGGACTTCTTAACGGACAAGTATCCCCTAGGTGGCTCAATTCCGTTTGTTGCGTTTGACACAACGGACGAACTCTCTGAAGGCATTTGTGCTGTCAAAGTGCTGTGCCTGAGGCCGTGTTCCTTGATATCATTCCGTAAGCTATCCCAATCATAATTTAACTTATGCTCCACTATAGTATTAACGTCCTTCTTATATGTATCAATTGGAAGGATGCCGTCGCTGTACTTAGTACGGTCAAAGTACTCGCAAGGGCCACGTTCTTGTGCAAGTTTGTTTGATGCTTTTAACAAATAATATTGGAACGCTTCGCTCAAGTCGTGTACTAGTTTCCACGCTTTAGGATCATCATACTTAGCATGATTCTTTGCAAGGTAGTGTGCTAGACCAATATAGCCTACACCTAAACTTCTTCGTGCTTTTGTGCTTTTTTCAGCGGCAAGTATTGGATAGTTTTGATAATCAATAATTTCTTCTAGCGCCCGTACTGCAAGCTCACATAATTCTTCTAGGTCATCTAAGTTGCGTATAGTACCTACGTTAATTGCGCTTAGAATACATAACGCAATTTCGCCTTCTTCGTCATCAATGTGTTGTAATGGTTTAGTTGGTAGTGTAATTTCTTGACACAAGTTACTCATATATACTTTGTCTTTAAACGAGCTGTGTGTATTACAATGGTCTACGTTCATAATGTAGATACGTCCTGTTTCTGCACGTTCTTTAATTAACGCACTAAACAAAGCCATTGCTGGTACAGTATGCTTCTTAATACTTGTAGCACGTTCATACTTTTCGTATAGTTCTTTAAACTTGTCAGCATCACCAAAGTATGCTTCATATAATCCAGGTACATCATGCGGCGAGAACAAAGTTATATCACCGCCAGATAACAATCGTTCATACATTGTTTTGTTAAGTTGAATTGAATAATCTAACTTGCGTACACGGTTATCTTCAGTGCCTTTGTTGTTCTTTAGTACAAGGATGTCTTCAATCTCTTGATGCCAAAAAGGAAAGTGTGTAGTAGCACTTCCGCCACGTACACCATTTTGTGTACAACAACGTACTGTTGCTTCAAACTTCTTTAGAAACGGGACAATACCTGTGTGTGCTACTTCTCCGCCTCTGATTCTTGCATTGACGCCTCTGATGCGGCCCGCATTGATTCCGATACCTGCTCTTTGTGCAGTGTATCTACCAATTGACATATCACTTGCGAAGATACTATCAAGGGTGTCATCGCTATCAACAAGGACACACGAAGCAAACTGTCGCACAGGTGTTCTGACTCCGGCCATAACTGGCGTCGGGATATTGATTCTAAAAAGTGAAGTCGCATCGTAGTATCTCCTTACATAATACATTCTATCCTCTTTAGGATAGTTAGCAAATAGCGTTGCCGCTATCATCATATACATAAACTGAGGAGTTTCAAATAAATGACCTGTACTTCTATCTTGAACAAGATACTTGTCTACAACTTGACGCATACCTGCATAGGTAAAGTTTTCATCACGCTTATGGCGAATGTAACTGTCTAGTGTAGAAATTTCTTCTTCTGTATACGAATCTAAAATTGCTGGATCATACAAGCCACGTTTGATATTGTTTTTAATAATGTCGTTAAATGAAATTGCTAAGAACCCGCCAAACACTTGTTTGTATAAACCGTAAGCTAATAACCGTGCCGCGGCATACTGATAGTTAGGTGCGTCTAATGAGATAAGGTCGTTAGCACTACGCACTAATACTTCTTGAATCTCTCCACTAGTCATACCATCATAAAATTGTAAGTTAGCATTCATTTCAATTTGGCTACTACTTACACCAGCTAAACCTTCACAAGCATGTTCTACAACTTTATGAATCTTATTAATATTGATTGGTTCTTTTGTGCCGGTGCGCTTTACGATGTAGATACCATTTGACATTCTTTTATTCTCCATATTCTCTTTTAATTGTTATGTGATATTTAGTTTAACTTGGGCATGGCATATACTGTTTGCGACTGTAAATCCATTGGTAAATCTTTCTTTAAAACTACTTTATTATTATCATACCCGAGCACATAATTGTCTACAAAAAGTAGGTAAACATAGCTTAAACTTTCGAGTGTACAGATATGTATCTCAAATTCAGACCCCTTAAAGCGGTCTGTTAACTGTAATGAATAACACATGCCTAGTACGGTACAGAACTCATCATACTGATTCTCATAAACTAACTCCCAGGGGTCTGGCCACATGTCTTGTGACCAAGGATCAGTATGTATGCTTACATATGGAGCCTGTTTATAAAAGTCAATAACCTCTTGAAATGGGTCAACAGCAGATTCTAATCTTTGCCGAAGACAACTCCAAGAACTTAATCGTTGTTCATAATTTTTATGGAACATTTATCATTACACAGTTTGCTTCGTTTTTACTTTAAATTTAAATTTACTTCTTGCTTCAGTTGGTAAGCCACTAGCATTAGACTTAATAATAATTGTGTTTAAGTCTGGCGTATTGCCTACATTATCTAGTATAGCATCAAAACTAATTGTGTCAAGATATAAATCATCGCCTAAGTAATCGTATTCGTCCGAAACTAGTAATGATGGTGTGCCGTTAGCTACATCAGTGGTTGCATTAACGACAATTTGCATGGTACCTGAACGCATTCCATTGTACCCTTGCTCTGACATTGATGTGTAGTCAATGACAAAGGCTTGATTTTGTAACTTTGGTAATCTAAATATAGTATTAGCATCACCATCTAATATAGTTACTTCGTGTTCGTATCCCCAATCGTAGTTTACTGGACCTTCTACTTCAGGTACATATGCAACATCTTCGATAACTGGTGATACAAGTTCAAATGTTATAGCACCACTAGCTAAGTGTGGTATTGTAACAGTAAATTCTGTTGGACTAATAACTTGATTAACTCGTGCTGTAGTTGTTATGTCTGTGTCTACGTCAGGAGTGTTTGCGTTATCAGTTTGTGTAAATCCAAATTCGCCAATGCCTGTCTTCTTAATAAGTAGCTGTCCAGGATTAATATCTGCTGTGCTTGCTACTATAACTGATAGGCCGCCTGCAACTAATGTAGCAGAACTTTGTCTAATAAAGCCTTGACTATACGACAGTATTTTAGTTCTAGTAAAATAATCATTTACACTTTTATTGCTCAATGTCTCAATTGTAATAATAGCTGTTTCTGGTTGATCGTCTCCACCGCCATTGTTACTACATGTGTAGAACTTGTTTTCTTTACTAACATTATTACTACCATGTTTAATTAGTATTGCTTGATAAAGTGTATCTTTGAACACGCTTGATTTAATAATAGTGTTCGATGGTCCAACTGATGTTCCGTTGCCAGGTATGCTGTCAACTATCATATCTTTGCCAAATGCAATTCCGTAACCTAGTGTTTTAAAATTACATTGATTAAACATGTTATCATTAATGTCCCAATTAGATACTACTCCGTATCCAAAGTTTTCAAAGTCACAACGGTAAAACACATTGTTACTTGATTCAACGCCGCCGTTCTTACTGTCTAGTCCTAGTGCAATATCTGAAGTAGTTGTTGTGTCTGCTGGAACTACAGTGCCGATTGCCCAGTTACCATTAATTTTAATGTTAGAAAAATTACTATCTCTACAGCTATCAAGTATCATACCTTTGGAGCCGCCAGTAGCAGTAAGTGTTAGTCCGTCTATTGAGATGTCTCTTGCTTGTGTTGCATACTCGCCACCTGCAATATAACCACCTGGGATACTTTCATCACTAACTGTTTGTATACAAGCTCTGCCAGTATTAAGTTGTCTAATTATAGTTTTATCTTTGCCTGCACCACGTATAGTTGCAAATGGAGGTACTTTAATTGTATCATTAATTGTGTATATACCTGCTTCTAGGTGTAGTTCTACTCTATTGCTTGGATTTAATTCTGTTCCTGCATTTAGGAATAACTGATCAATTGCTCGTTGTAATAGTACAGTTGCGTCTTGTGATTGTTCACCTGTTAGACCAAAGCTCTTACTACTCACTCTGTCATCTAATCTATCTTGCAGGTTTCTTTTGACTGGGTTTACACTGTCAATGCCTGTTACAACTGCGCCATCGCCGTTGCGATAAATGTATGAATCGGCTAGTTGAAATAAGTCGTCATGTTCTGTAATAACTTTAGTATTACCTACTTGGGGAGCACCTTCTGCTACACTGCCGTTACCTACAAACATTTCTTGTGTATCTATTGCCCAACCAAGTTCACCGCTTGACAATTGAGGTAAGCCCGTACCTTGATTTTTTTGTCCACGTCTTATTTGAATTCTTGATATTTGTACTACAGCCACGTTTAGTCTCCTAATTTATTATTAGTATTTATGCGTTAAGCCAGCTGTCCACTCTTTGTTATGCAAATTTTTCGTAGTACATGTATACACGATTATACCATTCGTGTCGCCACTCGTCGTATTCATGTGGCCATACATCAAACTGTTGATATGTTTCACCGCCTAGTATCATTCCATCATCGCCGCGACTACACATAAAGATGTGACCTTCACGTATGTCAGTGCCGTAGATTGCGTTGTGGGCCTCTGCATACGCTACTAGCTGTAAGAAGTAGTTTTGTACATACTCTAGCTTCTTAGGCTTGTTAGTTTGCTTAAAGTCCATAATGCAGGGCTGGCCTTTGTACTGTCCAACTAAGTCAGTTGTGCCTGCATACATCTGCGGAACATAAAGAGCAACTTCACTACCCCATATCTCGTCTACATCGCCCATTGCGTGTTCTAAGACTTGCTGTGCCATTGTGTGTGCTTTCTTAGCAAATGGATTGCTACCTGGAGTAGGCATTATGCCTGTCTCTACATAGTCTTCCAAATACTTGTGCATACGTGTACCAACACCTGCGGCTTCAGTTGTAATTTCTCGTGCTTTAGTTTCGCCTACACGTTTGCGCCAAGCAATCAATCCTGACTTATCACTTGTAGCATCAAGGATAGTTGTAACACTAGCTACAGCACCACCATCGGGTGTCATGTACTTGCGCTTGCCGTCAATCTGCTTTCGTGAAATTGGTGTGTAGTCGTATTTCTTTTGAATTAAACTCAATATACTTTCCTCTATTTAATAGTTAGTATACTATCTAACTAAAGGAAAGTCAACCTGTTTATAGGTCTTTTAGGTCTGTTGCTGATTTAGCCATGTTGCTTACAGTATTATCATTGCCAGCACCTACGGACACATCGTCTCCGTTATCCAATTCGTTTTTGGTCTTAGGTTCAATGCCATACTTACTAAAGTTTTTTGTCATTGCTTTTACTCTAGCATCAGTATCGTATGCGGCTTTAAACGTGCCAAAGTCAAATGATTCGGCACCTACGTTTTGCATTAGTTTGTTTAGGTCTACGTTTTTAGCACCCTTTTTAATTGCTTCGGGTCTTGGCTTGTCAAAATGCAAAAAGACAGCGTGGCCATTTTGGTCTGCGCTGCCTATTACTGTTCTTAAAACTTGTACAAGTTTAAGTGCCGGAGTGTTACCCTCGGCTTCGGTTACTTTTTTTTTGATAGTATGGTTGTTAGTCTACGTGCTTTGTTGCTTTTTTCAGCTAACTTTTTTTTTGAGCGTACAACACTCTCACGCTTTTCACGTCCAGCTTCTGCTTCTCCGCCCATTGCTGCATCAGCTGCTGCAAAGTCGTCTACTGGTTCATCCATAGGTGCATCTGGGTCCATTGGATCTGCCATGTCGCCGTCTATTGTTGGTTCCATTGCTGGCTCATCGCCCATCATTGGAGCTTCTCCACCTTCGCCTGTTAGTTGGCCAACGCCACCTGTTAGTGCAACTCGTGTTTGTTCCATTGCTGTATACAATGCTTCTAGACTTGGCTTAACTGCCGCTGTAAATGCTTCTGACTTTTCACTACCCATTTCGTCTCGGATTGCATCTGCTAGTTCTAGCATTGACTCTGACTGCATTTCTGCTGTGTCTTCCATCCAACCAGTTAATCTGTCAACCATATCTTTGGAAGCCATTACTAGTTCAGCATGATCTTCTGCGCCTTCTAATAAGTTAGTAAAATAATTTCCGATGATATCTTTTCCTTCGTCGGTTTTCTTTTTCTCAAAAGGATTAACGCCTTTCTTAGGCTTGTTACCCTTCTTCTTGTCTTTGATAGCTTTCTTCATTGGCTCTTTTTTATCACCGTCTTTGTCTACGTCTAAGAAGTCTGGCTTGCTTCCTTCTTGTACATCTGATTGTTCACTAATTGCAGCATTTAAAACGTCAAGGAAGAGTTTTGACTTTTGATAGCTTTCGTTAGTGTGAACACTGTCAAAACTTTCATTAGTTTCGACTTGACTTAGTTTTGTTCTAATTCTGTTGCGAGCATCTTGTAGTTGCTCAAGCGTGAATTTTGCAATATTAATTTTTTGACCGAACTTTTTAGCAAGGCTCTCATTCAGCGATGCTGATGTTACGGGTTTTGATATTTCATGTATGTTCATTACAACTCTTCCTAGTATATAATCTATTATATTTATTTATGCTTTCTTACGCATAAATGTATTTATCCAACTGTTCTTTCGCATGCCAAGTTCTGTCTTTGGCAATTTCATATCTATTTAATATAACATCGTATCTGAACGCATCGGTTGTGACTCGCATATTATGTCTATAGAACATACAGTCATTATAATGCTTCTGTATATCTTTGTCAATGTCTAATATGTTATCTGTTACCGTTTGTCCTTTGCTTAATGTTTTTGCTATTGCAACAGCACTAGTCTTACAGAACGCTTCAGTAACTAGTGTATTGTTCTCACAGTCGTACACTTTGTAAAAGCCACGTTTATTGCTTCGTACAATAAAAGAACCAATACGTATACTGTTACCCTTTTGATACGGGAACATGCTTGGATCGATAGTTTCGTTTACAAGCTCTTCTAATTCTTTTATTAATTTAAGATTTTTCGGGGTCATTTCTCACAACTACTGTTTGGGTATTAGATACTACTTTACTTACTAGACTCTTCTTAACAAGGTTTTCAATAACGAATTTCTCTCTCTCAGTAAACAAGCTGAGTGGCATAGTTTTATCTAGTTTTTCTAGAACTGTGCTTTCCTCATTAGACACTTGTATAGTAAGATTATCGAGCAATTCATTTATTTTCATGATATTGTTTTGACTCTTTGTCCTGGTCGTATTTTGTTTTGTGGCTTAGCTCCCATAGAGCTATTGCCAGCATCTTTATTAACAGTAACAGAACCATCAGAATCTTTTCCAATTACGTTCTTGTTTTTAGTTGTGTCAACAGTTAGTTCGGTTCCATCACCTTGATCGATAGTTACTTTGTTGCCCTGCACTTTACTAACTTTTTGATTGTTATTATTGTTTGTGATCTCTGTAATTCTCATCGAACTTTTCTCCTACTTTTTGACTTTGGTTTAACAGACTTATTTAATCGTATATTTCTGTTAGAAGCAGGATTTGATTTTTTAGCAATCTTGCTTTTAAATTTCATCGTTGGTGCTTTTGTGCTACGTGTTTGCTTGAATGATTTACTTTTCTTTATATCCAAAGGCTTACTACATGCTGCCGGCGATGCCATTACTCTTCCTTTACGCACACCAGAAGTACATCTGTACTTGCGTACACTTGTCTTGCCACTCTTACTCCATACTTGCGTGGCTTCGGTGAGCTCCCTAATCAACATATTACTTGCGCCTTGCCATTTTGTTTAGGCGGCTTACTCTAATACTTGCTGGATTAGTACGTTTAGTTCTCTTAGTCTTTTTAGCTATGCGTGATCCTAACTTTGCTTTCATGATTTTCATTCTAGCACGTTTCTTAGCATCTGGTGCAGCATAACATTGCGACATCTTCGCAACGATTCGACCGTGGCGTCTACCGCCTGAACATCTGTACTTGCGTACAACATTCTTTCCGCGGCGAGCCCAAACTTGCTTTTCCTCTATGGAATCGGATTCTGTGTAAAGTTCTCTTAATAACATATAGTTATTTAGCGAGAATTACTGCTGCAATAAAATAACGATGATGGTTGATAGTAGTCCCGCTACAACAGTACCTGCTGTGCCTATAAGGACTTTGGTCATTGACTTCTGACCGTCTATAATATCTGTATGGATGTGTTCAATTTTTGATTCTACTTGCCCGAGGCGGCCTTCTAACGCTTCGTAGCGTATTGCACATAAATCAACATGTGCTTCTAGGTTTGTTCTTTCTAGCTCGGTGGCCATCTTATTCTCCGGTTAGGTAAAGTGTTGCGTTAGCCTATTGTGTGATTTAAGATGCCTGGTAGTTTTAACACTACAAAGTTATTTATCCAATTGATTAAAGATTATATTGCATTTACTTAGATTTTTGCAAGTGATAAACATATCGTTGTCTATGCTAACAGTTTCATCTAAGCCTGATATAATAGGAACATATTTAAAGTCTTGCAACATAAAGTCAATGCTTGTTGAAAACTCTTGTTCAACAACAAAGTTTATAGTCCATACATTGTGCTTGCTTTTATATACATCACCAAAGGACTCGCAAGTTTCTTTGTTTACACTAATGTTAAACTCGGTTGGATTAGTTCTTAGACCAATAGTATTGTATAACGTATTAAAGTTATCCTGTTGGTTAACTAGTTTTTTATCTTGGCCCTTGCGAGCATTTGTTTGGGTAACATCTATTAATGTTTTTATTTGAAACTTCATACTATTACTTATAGCCATAAAAAAAGCGCCACTTAAAAAGTGACGCTTTAGTGTGACGCCTGCCTTACGGCCATAATCACGATTCTAAGGTAGTTAGAATTTAGTCTACAAAAGTAGTTACGATAGCCATTGTTACTCCAGTAACACCACGGTAGTCAGCGCCTGCTGTTACTGTGCCTGTTCCTTGGATTGCTACGTGTACCACATCAGTTACGCCTGCGGAGAAAGCACCGATACCTGCGATACTTACTGCATCGTCTGTTCCTGCTACTCCACCAGCGCCTAGTGCTGCTACTGCTGCATCTAGTTCTGCTTGTGTGATATTAGTTTTAGCTAAACTAATGATCTGTGTACGTGGGCCTAAGCCGTTTCCTGCTTTTGCATTATAATTGTCGACGCCTGCAATTGCGCCAAATCCTGGTCCTGCCATTTTATCTCTCCTATGTTTTCTCTATGACACATCTTCACGCTCAGTGAAGTTGTTATATGTATTTAGTCTTTTTGTAAATTATTGCTTACTTTCGGCTGTTTTTAGCTCGTTTGTGTAACTGTCTTAGCTGTGAAATGTATGCTGTACCGCCATTTACGATATCATCCACCATTTCAACTATGGGTGCATAGCCTTTTACGTACTGATTTGGTGGTGTTTTGCCTTGTTCTGCCATTTCAACGAACTTAGTTGCTCGCATAGCATTTTCAAGACCAACAAGATATGCGTAAAGAGCTACTTGCTTTTCTTTTGACAGTCGTTGAATTCTGCGTCCGCGGATATCTGCCCACGCACTCTCGTCAATCTGACTGTCAACAAGACCTTCTTTATACATATCCTTAATAAAGTCCATTAGCTTGCATCTCTCGCTGCTTTGTCTGCTTTCATTGCATCCATTTCGTCATCAGCACTTGATGTAAAATCATCATCGCCTTGATCATCTAGTCCACCATCTCTGTCGTCGACTTTTAGTTGCGATTGTGTAACAGAAATCTTTTCTGCGTATGCTAACAACTTTTTAATTACGTTTGGCGATGCACCTGTTTTCTTAACAAGTTCATCTAAACTCTTAGATCCAAATACAGCACCAAAGTTAGTAAGTTCATTACCTACTTTAGCCATTATGTTTGATAAGCCATCGTCTTTTGTAGTTGCGGCTTGATCCATTAATATTCTGCCATAGTTAGCAAGTTTTTTTTGCGTAGAACTTGTTTCATATGCACCTGCTTCTTGTTGTACTTCGTCGCCTAAAACACTTTCAGTGATCTTATCTAAGTGTGTTTCAAACTCTTTCATATAGTCTGTCATAGTATTTCTCCTTATCTCTGTACAGCTCTGTTTGCTTTTGTAAAGAACTCTCTTGGTACTAGTTTAATGTCACCCTCTGGATGAGCTAGTACATACCCTTCGCCACCATCACCCATACCTGGGATATTTGATTTAACTGTTTGATCATGTGTGTCAAACTGTTGAATGATACTGTCCTTAACTGCCATTAGTGCTGTAACGGTCTCCCACATTGCACCAAATGCTTGCTGATGTTGACCGATGTATTCAATTATTTTATCTTTCTTCTTTTGAGAAAGTTGTTTTCTTGCTTGTACCCATTGAGCAAAGTCTCCACCTAAGTTAGTTAACCCTGTGTCTACTTTGCTATTTGTATATGCATATAGTATTTTAGCAAAGTCACTTAGTTGCATCTGCTTTAATGATTCCATGTTTAGTAGCTCGTCAATGCCAGCGGCATTCTTTTTAACTAGTTGTTCTAGTTGTGCTACTTGGTCGTTGTTTACTTGTGCTGGACGTTCAACTGTAACTGGAGGTACTACTAATACAGTAGTGCCTTGGAAGATGTCAGCACTCTTTAGTGGACCTTCGTTGCCTTCAGCATCAACTACTCTGTGTACTACAACTCCTGTTGTACTTTGGCCAATGCGTTTACCTAGGTCACTGTTTACATCTACAGCATACTCAACTATGTTTGGTTTAAACACATAGTTGCCCTTTTGTACTTGCGGAGTGTTATAATATAACAAGTCGCCTTTGAAGTAACCTTTGAAGTTAGTTGGCACAGCTTGTTCATACATTGCAAAGATATTTTTCATACTGCCAGCAAATGCTACATAGCCTGGGTTTTCTCTATTCTTTCCGCCGCTTCTGTTAAGAAACATCTGTTCAAGGTCGTCTCCGCTCTTGCTTCTTCCGTCATACCCTTTTGCTGTAAATCCGCTCTTGTCTGTGAGTATAAACTCTCCATTTTCATTGCGGCCAAAAATGATTGCAGGAGAGCCATCCCATTTAAGTGTGACATCTCTGTGTGAATCACCTTCTAGGTTCTTTAGAGCTTCAACAGCTCGCATAGCGCCTCTGCTACCTTCCCAGAACACAATGTCTTCTGCGTGGTCAATACGAGCGCCTTCGACTAGTATAGTTGTATTGTGTTGATTATGTTCTACAAGTTTAAAGTCGCTGTATCTCATTTATTCATCCTAATGCCGTTTGATGCCATTACACTGTGGCTGGTACCCACGCCACTTAACTCTTTAATTCTACGTAGGTGTTTATCAGCTAATGATTCTTGAGCTTGTTCAGGTACTTGTTTGCCCGCCTTTTCCATTGTTTCTTTCCACGGAGCAATAAGTTCTTCATAGTTTGGATCGTTCTTTAAATATGCAATCATAGTTTCAACAGTATGAGTGTCCTTTTCAGTAGCACCTTTGCCTAATAATAGTTCTGCAATCTTGTCCCAGGTATCAGCAACAACTACATCGCCTTGTGCAGGATCAACTAATCCAAACTTAGGACTAAACTTTAGTCCACGGCCTCTTGCAACACTTGACAATAAGATAGCTCTGTCTGTGCCGCCATACTGTTCTGTGCCGCCACGCTTGGCTCCTCGCTGAAAGTCCGGGTTGCTAGTAAACATAAAGTCTGTTTGTACATAACCGTTTCTATCATCTCCATCTATTGGTGTGCGGAAGTGTACCTGGTCCCCTGCATTATGAATATATCCATCAGTTTTTTTGCGGCCTTGGTTCATCCAGCTCTCTTCCGGAACACCCTGACTTTGTAAGTATGCTTTTAATTTAGAAATTAATTCTTCTTTGCTAACTTTATTTGCATCTGTGTTTAGATCCAAGTCGCCTGAACTATTCTTTTCAAATGCTCCGTCTGGATCATTCTTCTTACCTGTTGTGCCTAACCAATCTTCTTCATCGTATGTTAAGCCCGTAATCTTTTCAATAAACTGGATAGTAGGATGTACATCTTTAGTTGCTATACGCTGTGTTAATGCACTGTCAGCCGTTTTGAATACGTTGCCGCCTTCGAAAAGTTTATCCGTCATTGTTTTTGCTCTCTATTATTTTCTTTAATCCTCGCTTAAACTTTTGAGGATCTCCTGATTTAATTGAATTAATGAATCTACGTTCAAGTTCGCCTGCTGTTTGTTCATTATAGGAGTTACTAATTCTATTCAATAAATTAATAGCACTTTCAATAATGTTACTACCTGTGGCTTCAATCAGGTGATCATTACTTGTAGCACGATCAAGATTATTTAATTCTTCTAGTATACTTCTAGTACGTTTTTTCATTTAACTAACTCCGTTAATGTATTTAGTTTATGTAAACTATAAATACGTGTACAATGATTAACAACATGGGGGCAAAAATGTCAATAACAAAAATGTCTTTTCCTGAGCGTTCATTATTGTTTGCAAAATTAAGTAGTATAGCTTACAATGATAACATCAAAGACGTAAAAAAGCAAGTAAAAAAATTAGGATTTACTACTGTTGAGTTTTACAACAGAGAAGGCGCACAAGCATATCGCTTTATGAACAAAGAAGACTTGGTCATAGCGTGTCGCGGAACACAGCCAACAGAGTTTAATGATATAAGTGCAGACTTAAAGGCATTCCCTGTTGTTGCTGAGACAATCAGTAGAGTACACAGAGGATTCAAAGACGAAGTAGACGAACTTTGGCCTATGATATGTGAAGATATTGCACGTACTGTTAATGTAGGCAAGAAGCTTTGGATATGTGGACACAGTTTAGGAGCAGCAATGGCAACTATTATGGCCAATCGTTGTGAGTGTGATACAACACTAAACAATCCA